AGGTGCAATCCGGCGCAGCGCCTTACAAGACCCGTGGCATCGGCGAGTGGATCAAATCCACAGCGCAGGCCGATACGGCAACCGCTGTTCCCACAGCGTTCCTTACCCCCGCCGCTTCCATCAACGCCACAGCGACTGCTTCTCTCACTGAGAACAATGTCATCGACGTGTTGCAGAGCATCTACGGTGTGCGCCGCGCCCGCCGGAACTACGACCTCGTTTGCGGCGTCGCCCTCAAGCGTGCGTTCACAAACTTCATCCGCACCCAGAGCGCATCGACCAACGTCATGTCCAGCGTGCGCACCTTCAACTCCAACGTCTCGGAGAAGAAGATCGTGAACACCATCGACATCTACGAAGGCGACTTCGGCATCCTGTCAATGCATGTCTCCACCTACCTCGCCCATGGCGCGGCCGCAGCCGTCTCGGCCGCCCGTGGCTATGTGCTCGATATGGATCTCGTCTCCATCGGCTTCAATCGCAAGCCTCGCATGGAAGAGCTGGAAGACCGTGGCGGCGGCCGCCGTGGCTTCTGCGACGCCATCTTCGGCGTAGCAGTGAGCAACCCGCAGGTGCTTGGAAAATTCGCAGCCACTGCGTAACACCCGCCCCCCAGCCCTGCCGGTGGCCTGATTCTTGATGGTGTCAGGCCGCCGGCATCGGCCGGTGGCCTGATTCTTGTTGTGTCAGGCCGCCGGCATCGGGGCTCCCCCTTTTCTCAAATATGGAAATACTCAAAGAAGCGCTTAGTGACATCCCTGGAGAAGTGGCCGAGGGCATAAAAAACGAGCTCCTCGCCCAGTGGAACTCCAAGGCCGTTCTTGCCGACGCCCGCCAGCACCTCATTGCCGCCGACCACGCCAAGCAAGACCTCCGCAGCATCGAAGGCGTAGGCGCTTTGACTCTCTCCATCGACCCTCAGATTTACCATTTCTGGAACTGGCAATTTCCTGATTGCTGGAACGACCCAGACTTTATCCCATGGTTCAAGCGGAACTACCCCCAGTGCGTTGTGCGCTGCGGCGGCACAGGCAAGACCATGCTCCTCATGCCGGGCCTCAAAGCAGCATGATTTCCCTTTTTGCCAGTCCACGCATTGCGGCGGGGTTTGTTTTCCCTGGTTATTCTTTCGCGCTGGCCGTAACCGCATCAAAAGCGGCCTCTGGCAACTCTTTCTAATGCACGACGACGAGCTCACGCGCGACACGAAGTATTGGATCGGCGAGCTTACCCAAGCCGCTACCGATGGCGGGTGGTTCTCCACCATCCGCAGCCGGAACTACGATACCCGCATGGCCTTGTGGGATGGCCAATCCACCGACGGCCGCAAGTGGGCCACCAACCTCGGCAAAAATGTGTTCCCCTGGGAAGGCGCGAGCGATTGCCGCATCCGCCTGGCCGACCTCGTTTGCAACCGCGAGAGCCAGCTTTGCCTCACCAGCACCTTCGCCGCCCGCCTGCAAATGATGCCTGTCGAGTCCACCGACGCCATGAGCCGCACGGCCGCTGAATCCGTGCTCAAGTGGATGCTCTTCACCCACTGCGCCTCCGACCTCCGCCGCGAGCTGGAGATTGCGCTAAACATCCGCGCCACCTACGGCCTCGCCGTCATGGGTGTGTTCTGGAAAACCACGACCCGCATTGAGGAAAAGTCCGTCTCCCTCGAAGACATCATCCTCATGGCCCAAGAGCAAGGCGACCCCGCCAGCCCCCTCGCCATGCTCATCGGGGCCATCCTCGATCCGCTCCAGGAGGAAGTTGCCATCGAGCTCGCCGAGCAATATGCCCCCGGCACCGGCACCGCCGCCAATATCCGCAAGCTGCGCGAAGGCGGCACGGTGGAATACCAGGTGCCCTACATTTTCGAGAGCAAGCCCGAGTGGACCGCCCTTGAGCCGTTCAACGATGTCATCTTTCCCACCGCTACCTACGACCTCCAACGCGCCCCATGGATCGCCCGCCGCGAGATGGTGACTTGCGAAGAGCTTGAAGAGCGCACGCTCACCGAAGGCTACCCCGAGGAGTTTTACGAGAAGGCTGAGAACTACAAAGGCGCAAGCCTCTGGCCCGTGTATTCGCAGCAGAACCATAACCGCCGCGACAGCATACTCTGGCAAGACCACCGCGACCTCATTGAAATCTGGCATGTCTACAGTAAGGAGACTGACGAGAAGACCGGAGCCACCAAGGTCATGTGCCGCGTTATGCACCCGAATGTGGACATCTTCGCCAAGGAGCAGCTCTCCCCCTACACGCACGGGGAGTATCCATTCATCGAGCTCCCCCGCGAGCGCGTAAGCCGGTGCATCCTTGAAGCCCGTGGCATCCCCGAGCTCGTTTCGACAATGCAGGCCGAGATCAAGACGCAGCGCGACTACCGCACCGACCGCGCCGGAATCGCCATCCTCCCGCCCATGCGCGTGCCTGCCAATCGTGGCAAGCTCGACATCATCCTCGGCCCCGCCGTGCAAATCCCCGAGCGCCGACCAAATGAGTTTGGCTGGATGCAGCCGCCGCCGTTCGACCAGGGAACCATCGAGATCGAACGCGCCGTGCGCCGCGATGTGAACGAATACTTTGGCATGGCAGGCGAGGGGGTCGATCCCAACTATGTCGCCCTCGTCCAGCAGCACACGGTGGACCGCTGGCTGCGCGACTTCAAGGCCATCGTCACGCAGACCTACCAACTCATGCAGCAATACATGCTGCCGGTGCAAATCCTGCGCGTCTCCGGCGGGCAGTCCATCCCCTTCCAGGCCGACCGCGAAAGCATCCAAGGCAAGTTCGACCTCATCATTGATTGGGACGCCAAGAACCTCGATGCCGAAGCCCTCGGCGTGAAGCTGAACTACATCTCCCAAGCCATCGTCCCTATGGATGTCGCCGGTGTCATCGACCGCGCCGGGCTTGTCAAATTCATCATGGCCGCCGTGGACCCCAACCTCGCCGAACTCCTTGTCCGCGACCCCGGCCCCGCCGCCGCCATCGAGTCGAACGAAGAGCAACTCGCCTTCACCAAGATCGCCGCAGGCACCGAACCCGAACTCCCAGGCGAAGGACAAAACCACCAGCTCCGTGCCCAGGTCTTACAAGGCATTATCCAAGCCAACCCCGCCCTGCAACAACGCCTCCAGCAGGATGAGATTTTCCGCAGCATGATCGAGGCCCGCATGAAAGGCTTCAACTTCCAAATGCAGCAACAACAAAACGCCCAGATCGGCCGCCAAGGCACGCTGCCCGCGTTGCAACAATCCCCCAACCCCAACCCCCAATAAACCACCATGAGAGCTGTAACCTTCCAATCCGTCCTCGACGGAGCCGCCGCCCGCATCGGGCTTGATCCCACGCAGACCATCCAGCCCTCCACAGCCTCTGCGATCACCGAGTATATTAACACCCGCACCCGCTTTGCTTGGGAAGCCTACAAGTGGCCAGAGCTTTCCGCTATTGAGAAGCGCCGTTTCCGCCCGGTCTTTGATATCGCCACCACCTATGCGTCCGGTGATGAGGTTTTTTACCTCGGCGAATACTACCGCAAAATAGGCACTGGCGCTGTTGGCGTGCTGCCAACCGTTACTGCCACATGGACTCCGGTGACCGCGCTCACCGATTTCGTGCGGTCGATTGATTTCGACCAGGCGTTCAACCTGACTTCAGCCACCGCACCAGCGACACCTATTGGCGAGGTGCTGCATGTTTACCGGCAAGACCCCCGCGTGACACGCTACGCCGAGCGGGTCAACTTCTGGGTCACTGACTCGGGAGCGATTATCGGCCCCACGCAGTTTACGAATGCGACGCCCAATGAGGTGTATGTGGAGTTCACGATCCGCCCGACCATGTTCAACACATCGTCAAATTCTGCCGAGTTCCCGCGCGTGATCTCCGAGTATGTAAAATTGGCCGCCGCTGCCGACGCCCTCCGCGAGGACGGCCAATTTGACAAGGCGGCCTACATGGATGGCTTGGCCACCGATGCCCTCCAAAAAGAAATCGACATCATCGAGCTCAAGCAAGGCCAGACTCGCTTGCAAGGCACCCGCCGCGACCTCTACCCGAGCACCCCGATGCAGAAGGCATCATCCAGCCCCATCGCCAGCGCAATCGACAAAGCCGTCCGCCAGTAAAGCATGAAAACCGTCCGCCTCCAGCAGCTCCTCGACAGCATCACGGCACGCGCAGGGATTGATCCCACGCTGCCGGAGAACGCTCGTCGCGGGGCGCTGGTGATGGACTATGTGCAGGAAGCGGTCAACTACGCCTGGGAGTTTTTTGATTGGCCCGAGATCACTCACACCGAGGAGCACATTGTCCTGGGCGCAGGATTTGCCGAGGGAGGCTACACTTACGAAAGCGACTATGCCGGGACCGTCTCCTACATCGGCCGCGCTATCGAAGGCAGCACATTCGACGAAGCCGTATGGCGCATCAAGCGCGTCACCACCACAGCGTCCGGCGAGGTCTTCAATATCGACACCGCGCTGAATGCGGCATGGAACAATCGCCTCACCGCAACCTATGTCGAGGACAGCCAAAACTCCCCCTTTACCGAGATTCCCTATGTGCTGCTTTACTCGGAGGGCCGCACGCCCATTGGCGCAGTCTCTGCCGTGTATGCGTCAAACCCCGACACCTCTCTCGCGCACTCGCTAAAGTTCAGCGTCACCGCCGACCGCCTTCTCATCACCGACACCGCCTATGCTGGCGGCACGGTTTACATTTCATTTACCCAGCCGGTGCCAGAATTTACTATCGCCAGCTACGCCGCGAACACCGCCTATGCGATAAGCGACCTCGTTTACCACAACTCCACAGGCGACTGCTACCGCGCCATCCTCGCCACCACAGGCAACGCGCCGACGAATACTGGCTACTGGTCCAAGCAAGCCATTCCGTTCTTCCTTGGTGACTACATCAAGACATTTGGCCTTGCCTCCATCTTACTCGAAGAGCCCGGCATGGAGAACAAAGCGAACTACCTGACCGCCCGCGCCGAAGGCCAGCTCCTCAAAGCCATGGACGACGCCTGGCTGCGCAAAGGCCAAGTCCGCACCTACTCCGCCCGCTTCCAATAACCCCCACTTGACAGCCCACCCCCATACTTAAATTAGACATGAGCAACCCCACCGTTCAAATCGCCGCACGCAGC